TTGGTTCTGGAGACTGATGATCTCCGGCCTCAGATGGTAGACAATCAGACCATCTCCGATCTCTTTGTTGATCGTGGGATCAGGATGGTGGTCCTCAGCGCCTGCGAATCCGCAGACCTTGCCGACATGTTGGTTAGAAAGGGGATACCTGCTGTGGTTGCCATGCAGTATCCTATATTGGAGTCTTCAGCCACAGGATTTGCCTTTGCCTTCTACCAAGCCCTAACTCGCGGTAGAGCGATAGATCTCTCCCTAACGGAAGCTCGGCTGGGCATGAGGAATGCCAAAGGAAGCAATAAGGTGGACTTTGCTACGCCTGTATTGTACCTTCTGGACCCTGATTGCCTGCATATAGATCACATAAAACCGGCCGCCACGGAACCCTTACAGAAGCCCGTCATGTTAGGTGAGGTTCAGGTGATGAGGGAGGGTTTTGTTGGCAGGAGGAAGGAGCTTCGCATCCTACAAAACGCCTTTAGTTCAGGATTGAAGAGGGCAGCAATCGTGCATGGCTGGGGTGGTATAGGCAAGACGGTTCTGGCCACATGCCTGGCACAGCGGATGATTCGTCACTTCGAGGGCGTGTATGCATACAAATGCAATCCTCAGACTAGACCAGAGGACATCCTCAAAGGACTCAACGACTTACTGAACATGGCCGGGATTCAAGCCCTAAACGAGGTCCTTTACCAACCCGTACCACTACAGGTCAAGACCGCATCCCTGGTAAGCATTCTCAATCAGCGTAGTTTCCTGGTCATTCTCGACAACTTCGAGTCTTGCCTAGATGAGATGCATTCCAGGATAGTAGATCCCGAGCTACGGCAGTTTGTGGAACACCTGCTCAATGCCACCGCCTCTAATTCCAAGTACATCATCACCACACGCTATGATTTCGATCCCTTGGTGGGCCATCTTATAGGGGCCATTGAGCACTTATCCGTTCCAGAGATGCCCTTTCACCAGGCGATGTGGCTGATGAGCAATCACTCTGAATTGGCTAATTTGGACTTGGAGAAGAAGAAAAAGATCTATAAAAACATTGGTGGTCACCCGTGGACCATCGACATGTTTGCCAGGCACGCATCTCTCCAAACGGTAGATGGCCTCCTCTTGGAGCTAGACCCAATAAAGCGAGAACTGATGAATTTTACGCTCTTCGAAAAATCTTACAATTTGCTAGATGATCCATCTAGAATGCTTCTCCTCTACGCATCGGTTTTCGAGGAAGCAATGCCCATTGAGGCTCTCCGTTGGATTGTCGGTGATGAGACGCAGCCCAGTCCACCTGTAGATAAGCCGCTGGAAAATATCATTCAGTTGGGTCTGATGGCCAGGCAGATGGATCGAGGAGAGTCTCTTTACTCAGAGCATACTTTGGTTAGGGAGTTCGTGTGTCAAGGGTTAGATGCACAGAAAGTGAATCGGAAGAGTTTGCTAAAACGAGCCGCGCAATATTATGAGAATAATGTTAAAGTCAATAAAAACCTCTGGGATCTTTTAAGGGCTAGAAACTACTATTATTTGGCGAAAGAATGGGAGAAAGCTGCGGAAATTGTGAATGCAACTTCTGAGTATTTGTATCGTTGTGGTCATATTCAATTAGCCATTTATCTCTTGAATCAATCCACCGAAACCACATTTGGCATTTATAATGCGATAGCCAAAGGAAATCTGGGGGTTATACATCGGTGCTTGGGAGATTTGGAGAAGGCTATTGAATTGCAGACTGAAGTAAAAGAAATATTTGAAAAGGAAGGGGCCTTGAGAAATGTTGCCAACACTCTAGGAGAGCTAGGCACCATATATTATTTGCAGGGCAACTATCCCCAGGCTATCGATCTTTTCAAGCAGACGCTAAAGCTATTCGATGAGGTAAGAGATCTTAGAGGTATGGCTAATTCCTTGGGGCAGATTGGCATGATTTATTATGATCAGGGCAATTACCAAGAAGCCATCAAGACCTTCCACGAGAGCATGAATATATTCACAGAACTCAATGACAAGCATGGCATTTCTATGACCTTGCACAGAATGAGCATGATCTACAGCGATCAAGGCGACTTTCAACAGGCTTCTGATCGGCTACAAGAATGCTTGAATTTATCTGAGAACCTCAGCGATGAAGAGGGAATTGGCAATTCTTTACATCATTTGGGTAATATATATTATTTACAGGGTAACTACCCTCATGCTTTCGAGCTTTATCGGCAGAGTCTGGAAATCTCTAAGAAGATGGAAGACAGTTGGGGCATAGCAAATTCTTTAGGCCAGATTGGCATGATTTACCTGAGGCAGGGTAACTACCAAGAAGCATTCAAAATATTTCACGAGTGCCTATGTATATTCAGGAAACTTGAGAATAAGCAGGGCATAGCGGTCACATTACATAATCTTGGCAATTTATTTTATTTGCATCAGAAATACCCGGAGGCCTCTGAGCTCTTTAGTCAGAGCCTGGATTTGGCTAAAGAATTAGGTGATAGGTCTGGCATTGCCAACTCCATCGGACAGCTGGGCTTAATAAAGGAGGCGTGCCAAGATTTGGAGGGGGCTCTTAAAGACTACCTTAAAGCTCTTTCAATCTTTGAGGAACTCAAGGATCCTAATCGAGAAACGGTTAAAAATTCTCTTGCCGGATTGAGAGATAAAATGGGAGAAGAGGCTTTTAAAAAGGCCTTAAAAGATTTCGAGAGGTCTAATGAGCTTTGAAATTTTAAAATGCCCCCATTGCGGCTATGTTTATCGGATTGATGCGGAAAAAATATTTGAGGATGGGCAGACCACAGTTGTTAGGAAGCTAGGGCAAAGGAGTCTCTTCAAGCCACGCCAAGAAGAGTATATCGACCTGACCTGTCCCAACTGCGACGAGGAGTTCGAATGGCAGATAAGATGAAGGATGAGCCCCCGATTGCAGTACCTAAGCCCAATCCTTTCTGGAAAGAGAACGCCAAAAAGTTCGTAGGCGAGTCCATATCCACCATCGAGGACGTGGCCAAGCAGATCATCGTCGTGACCAGTCTGCTGGAAGGCCTATATTTTCATGCCATAACCTTCTCCGATTTGAGGGGCACCTTAAGTGGCAACATGGTTCTAGTCTATCTGGCTCCTATTGTGCTGTGGCTGGCAAGCCTCTTCTTTGCCATGTGGACACTCTTGCCCGAAGCGCACGAGATTAACATAAATTCCACACGCTCCTGCAAGAAGACCTTCGAGGATATTGTCACCGGAAAGCATCTGCTGCTAATGATCTCTGAGGCTCTCCTTTTGACCAGTTTCCTGCCTTTACTGATAGCAGTTTACTACTACCTGACCACCAAGCCCCCAGCCTGAACGCTATTTAGTGTCTCTCAAACCTTTTTATCTCTAGCAGCGCCCTTCTCCCCCCTCCCCGCACCCCACCCCTCTCATCCCCGTAGCCGTGCCGCCCGCAATTCCGGTTGATTGGAATCCATGAAACATGATTCAAGATCAAGACTGTGCCTATGACCTCCCCGTCATCGAGCGCTCCTCCCTCAAGATCGGCTCTTTCATCGACCTGGCCACCTCCACGCAAACCCGCGCCGATTTTACGGTCATCGCCACCTGCGGCCTGGATGATAAGGCGAACATCTACATACTGAACATTCTTCGTGGCCGGTGGGAGTGGCCGGATGCCAAGGAGCACATCATCGAAGAGATCCTTCAGCAGGGAGTCGGCCTGGCCGGGGTGGAGACCAACGGCTTTCAGCTCTCCTCTTTCCAGGAGCTGGTCCGGGAGAAGCGCCTTTGCAATGTGGCCTTCTATCCGGTCCCGGTCAATCGAGACAAAGTGAGCCGCGCCCTGCTTTGTTCTGCCAGGGGAGCCGCTGGCAAGCTGTTCTACCGTAAAAATGCTTCTTGGTTTGAGACACTGGTCTACGAATTTACCAACTTCCCTGGCGGCGATCACGACGATATTGTGGATGCCGTCACGGGATGCGTTGAGCTTCTAAACAACTTCCAGGCAGAGACGCCCATCGTCTCGCCTGGCGTTCCCAAAAAACGCAGTAAATGGAGAGGAAGAAGATAGTGGCAAAGAAGAACATGAAACTGGTCGAGATGGGCCGGACAGGTCTTACTCGCTTTGGCGGCTACATATCGGAGGAGTGGCTTTCCGAACTCCAGGGCTCAAAGGGTACTGTAGTCTACAGGAGGATGTCTGACGGAGATGCCATCGTTGGAGGCTACATGTTTGCCATCCAGCAGTTGGCGAAATCCGTTCCCTGGTTTGCCGTTCCAGGCGACAGCAGCGAGAAGGGCCTTGAGTCCGCCAAGTACCTTGAGAGCTGCATCTATGACATGTCCACGCCCTGGCCATCCACCTTGGATGAGATCCTGAGCATGTTGTCTTTTGGCTGGTCCAACATGGAGAAGGTGTTCAAGATCCGCAGAGGGCCTAAGCAGAAAGATCCCCGATTCCACAGCCAGTATAACGATGGCCGCATAGGATGGGCCAAGTGGGCTCCGAGGGCCCAGGAGAGCCTTAACGAATGGATCTATGATGACGACTCCGACGAGCTTCTCGGCATGAGCCAGATTCCGGCTCCCGATTACCAGGAGCGCAGGATTCCCATCGGAAAGTCCATCCATTTTGTCACTACATCGGCCAAGGGCAACCCGGAAGGCCGATCCCTTCTCAGGAACGCCTATCGAAGCTGGTACATGAAAACTCAGGTGGAGGACCTGGAAGGGATCGGAATCGAGAGAGACCTTGCAGGCTATCCGACTCTATACATACCGCTGGATGTCTTCAAGCGAGAGACCAAAGGTGCGGTCGAAGCCTACAATAATTTCATGGATATGATTGTCAATATCCGCCGAGACGAGGCTGAGGGCCTTCTTCTTCCTGCGGTCTTTGACCAGAACGGCAACAGGATGTATGAGTTCAAGCTTCTATCCAGCAGCGGAACCCGCCAATTTGACACCACGCGGGTTATTAACCGCTATGAAACCCGCATTGCTCTGACTGTTATGGCCGACTTCATACTTCTCGGCCAGCAAAAGCAGGGCAGTTATGCCCTCTCCGATACGAAGTCCAAGATGTTCTATCAGTCGCTGATGTCCCTCCTGGACAACATTGCGGAGACGATAAACACCCAGGCCGTTCCCGAACTCTTCGAGCTTAACGGCTGGGAGCTGGATGAGCTTCCATATCTCGCCCACGGAAAAGCGGAGCCTGTCAATCTTGAGGCGCTGGGCAACTTCCTGGAAAGGCTAACCAATATGGGCATGGTGCTCGACGACCGGCTGGAAAATCATCTGCGGGGCATTGCCGATCTGCCCTTGAGAGACGCGCAGCAGCCTTCTCGTGGCAAGGCAAAGGTGGCCACGGCTTTAAGAAAACCACCACGGTCAAAGAGGCCGGAGCTGGCCGATGAAAGCCAGGAGGGCGTGGAGGTGGCTGCCTGATGGTAAATGGCTGGTATTGGAGATGCGGAAATAGCACCCCCTGCAAAGCTTGCCAGGAAAGAGAAGGCCAGTTCTTCCCTCTTTTTGTACCTTTTCAACAAATTCATGATAATTGTGTATGCTATCCTGAGTTGTCTGAGGTAGAGGACCCCGAATATTCTGAGATGCTGCCGGAAGAGGAAATCCCTGGCCTGCAGAGGATCAGCTTTGAAACGAACGAGCCTGCACCAGATGTTCCTCAAATTGGGGATGAGGATCTAAAGTTTATCATGCCCCAATCTCCTGATGCGGGCCTGGGTGAACAGTATCAAGTCCCGACCTTCCAAAAAGATGGGAATCTAATGACGTACTTTTCAAGTTTTGACGAACTTTGGGCATACTCTGAGCGCATTCTCGATGCAGGCCAGCCGCTCTGTGTTGAGAAGGCCGGACAGAAGCGGGAATTCTCGACCAGGCGAGAGCTGTCGATCCTGGATCGCTGGGCCGGTGGAGCTACGATCGTCACCGGCGGATCTGAGAAGGCCGTTCTCCTGAAGGCGGAAATGCAGCCTTATGGAAGAGAGAACACAAAGGCGGTCTTTGTTGCCGGTGCTCCCAATAAGATCGAGGTCCTGCGAGGCGTTCCCCTGGCCGGTGAGGGCCGGAAGCTCTTCAGAAAATCCATCCTGGAACCGGCTGGCCTGCGGGAGGAAGAGACAGGTTTTCTCTACCTCGTGCCTCGCTGCCTCAATCGAGAGCCAAAGGCTGAGGAGTTGGATGTCTGGCGCCCCTGGATCTTGCAGCAGCTCCAAGCCATGAATCCCAGAGTTGTTGTGGCCCTGGGAAAAGCCGCAGCGAACGAGGGCCTGGCCGGGATCACAATGCCTCATCCTCATGCCGTCCTCAAGCATGGCGACTCCGGAGAGCTGGCCAGAAAGGTCAAGCGCCTCAAAGAGACTCTTGTCGAGGTCGAAAAGCTCGATCAGGTTTTAAATACTTGGAATCTTAAGGAAGTTCCTATCGTCGGAGGAGAGTTTCACGCCTCGATTTTCAAGGCCGATGAAGAACGGCGCTTGGTGTATGGCGTGATCGCCGAGTCCGATATGATAGATGCCCAGGGCGATGTAATGAGTGCCCGCACTATCGAGGACATGGCCCACGACTTTATGATCCGGTCAAGAAAGTTCGACGACCGGCATAACTGGAAACAGGTTGCAGCCGCGCTCGTAGAATCATGGGTTGTACGGGAGGACACGAATCTGTTCGGCCAACTTGTCAAAGCCGTTTCGTGGGTAATCGGAGTCAAGGTCTTCGACGATGGGATCTGGCAGAAAGTTCTGGCAGGTCTCTACAAAGCGTTCTCAATTGGAGGAAAAGGTGTACGGCTCCCAAGAGTACGATTTGCTTGAATCAAAAGCGGAATTCATCAGCTTCGTTCCTCGTGGGGCGAACAAAAAGAAGTACTTAGCAGTGGTGAAAGAATTGAAAGAAGACATTGTAAAGACCATCCTGGAGACGCTGGATGAGGATCTGGCGAAGGTTCTCAAGGAGGCGGGCCTGGAGGGCGAGGGGGCCGAGGCGCTTGTGGGAGCGTCGAAGCTCTTGAAGGCTTACAAAGACGCCCTTCCCGAAAATGCACTTGCATTCTTGAGCAAATGCACGGGGCTTGCGCTGCCTGAGATCAAGAAAGAGGGTGTGCCGGGCAAAGCCGCAGAGAAGGAGTTGCAGGCGGTTTCCGGCAAACTGTCCAAAGAAGCCTTGGAGAAGATGGACCCGGAAATGAAGGCTATCTTCGAAAAGATGGCCTCTGATTCCCAGACGGCCACTGAGAGGGCGGAAAGGGCGGAAAATATCGCTAAATCCATGCAGGACGAGAAGATCCTCAAAGAGTATGTAGTGAAGGCCGAGGATCTGCCCAACCTGACTATTGAGCCCTTGAAGTTCGGACCTGTTCTCAAGGCTGTAGGTGACGATCACCCCAAGGAGTTCGAAGAGATCTACCGGGTCCTAAAGGCGGCCAATGCTGCAATTGAGAAGTCGGAGATTTTCAAGGAGATCGGCAAGTCCGCTCCCGGCGAAACCAGCGCCGAGGCGCAAGTCTACGCCAAGGCCAGGGCTATGGTGGCCAAGGATGGCGATCTGAACTTGGAAGATGCGGTCAGCAAGGTTCTGGAGGATGACAAAGAACTCTACACCAGGTACGAAGATGAGCGTCAGCAAGCCGTAAAGAGGAGGGGTAAGTGATGGCCGTTGAGGAGATCGTTTACTCGACGAGCATCGTGGCCGGTGCTGACCTTTCCGACAAGCAGTTCCGCTGCATCAAGCTCAACGCCTCAGGCCAGATGATATTATCCGGTGCCGGAGAGAACGCGCTGGGCATTTTGCAGGACAAGCCGAAATCAGGCCGGGTAGGAGCAGTCTGCTGCCTCGGAAAGAGCATGGCCGTCTATGGTGCCGAGGTGACTGCGAACCAGGACCTCACGCCTGATGCCAACGGAAAATTAGTTCCTGCCACAGGAAGCGATGCCAAGGTTGCCGTGGCCGCAGAATCCGGTTCTTCCGGAGAGATTCACAGCGTCTACTTGGTCTCCAGGGCCAGTGCAGGAGCCATCCAGAAGAGCATTCTGTCTATTCCCTACAAGTTATCCAAGATGGCCAATGGTGACCTGGTTAAAGAGATAGTTCCCGGATTTCCCGGACGGATCATCAAATGGTGGTTCACGATCACCGATCCCGCCACAACCGCAAGCAAGGCGGTGGATCTCAACCTGGAGATCAACACCACCAATGTAACCGGAGGAGTCCTGCAGCTCACCAGTTCCAACTGTGCCACTAAAGGAGACAAAGTAGCAGCATCAGCCATTACCGGAAACAATGTCTTCGGCGCAGAGGATTCCATCAGCATAGAGGCTTCGAACGTCACCGCCTTTGCAGAGGGTGAAGGCGTGCTTATGATATCGATAGAATAGGAGGTGAAGGAAAAATGCCACAACCTACAGCCGGTGACGTTCACGTCAGCCGTTTGCTCGGAAACATTTCAACAGCATACATTCAAAAACAGGGGTCCTTCGTAGCCGACCAGGCTTTCCCGATCGTTTCTGTAGACAACAAGAGCGACCGCTATACTACATACAGCAAGGACGACTGGCTGCGAGATGAAGCTCAGGAGCGGGCTCCGGGAACGGAGTCTGCTGGCGGCAGCTACGAAGTGGATACCGAACCCAACTTCTACTGCAAGAAGTACGCCTTCCACAAGGACATTGACGACGACACCAGATCGAATCAAGATGCTCCCCTGGACGCCGACCGGGACGGCACACTCTTCGTCTCGCAGAAAATGCTTCTTAAGAGAGAGCGGGTCTGGGCCAGCACCTACATGACCAACGTCTGGGGAACGAATCTCACCGGCGCTTCCGGAACTCCTGGTTCGGGAGAGTTCAAACAGTGGGACCAATCCGGTGCTGCCATCCTCAAGAACGTCGAGGACTGGAAGGAGAATGTAGCCTCTACAACGGGATTGGAGCCCAATATCATTGTCTGTGCCCCCGATGTTCTGGCAACTCTTAAGGTCAGCCCGGAGATCAAGGACACCATCAAGTACACCCAAAAAGGCGTGGTCACGGAGCAGCTCCTGGCCGAACTCTTCGGCGTGGAGAAGTTCCTGGTTCCCCGTGGCGTGGTAAATACCGCAGCCAAGGGCAAAGCCGGGACTTTCACAAGAATCGTGAGCAAGAAGATTCTGCTTTGCTACGCTCCTGAGAAGCCCTCTCTGCTTACGCCGTCTGCCGGTTACATATTCTCCTGGAAGGGCTACTTCGGAGCTTCCAAGTTCGGTGCTCGCATCAAGAAATTCCGCATGGAGAATGTGGAATCCGACAGGATCGAGGGAGAGATGGCCTTTGATTGCAAGCAGGTGGCTGCAGATCTGGCTGTTTATGCGGCGAACGTAATCGCATAACTCGGCCCTGCAACCACTTTTTTGAGGAGCTGAAAAGGCCGTGAGCTGGACCTATACCGACAATCCGCAAAGCTGTCCCAGGGATGCTTTGCGGTTCAAGGTCGGAGATACCAATGAAGAAGATCCTCTTCTTACGGATGCGCAGTGCGACTTTCTCCTGAATGATTACAGCGGCGACATTCTCCAGGCTGCCATTGAAGCTTGCCGTTCCCTGGCTGCCAAGTTTGCAGCCGCAAAACCGTGCAGCGTAGGAGAGATGGAGAACCCGCCCACCGAGCGGGCAAAGGTGTTCCTCACGCTGGCCGACTCGCTGAGGGCCGAGGCCGAAGCAGAGGAGGATGAAGAAGAAGAAGAGTCGGTGGAGGAGTCACAGCCAAGTCCGGGTTACAGCTCTGCGGCTCTTAATCGAAAACCGTTGTTCACCAGAGGAGTAGGATATGGAACTGGCAATGAGTAGCTTGTCGGAAGGCTTCAGGGTTGTCCTGGCGGGCCTCGGCACTCTCGGAATCTATCTTTTCGGGGCATGGGACCCTGTTCTGAAGGCATTGATAGTACTGATAGTAATCGATTATTTGACCGGCGTTATGGCGGCCTACTTCGAGAAGAAGCTCAACAGTGAAACCGGCTTCAAGGGCATCGCCAAGAAATTTTGCATCATTCTCATGGTTGTTGTGGCCACCATACTGGACGGCTCGTCGGGCCTCGGAGATCCCTGGCTGAGAACGGCGGTAATCATGTTCTTCATCGCCAATGAATCCATCTCTGCCCTGGAGAACATTGGAAGGCTCGGTGTTCCCCTGCCGGAGTTCTTGAAAGCGGCTCTCGAAAAATTACATGCGACAGGCAAGTGATCCGAAATGGCCCTGGCCCAGCTCGATAGTCTCCGTGCAACATTAGCCGAAAATTCCGCCATAAGCGCAATGGTAGACGGCAAGATCTACAAGTTCAAGCCAATCGAAAAGAGCGAGCTAGATCTGAAATCCGCCCCAAACAAGAGCCTCATCTCCTGCGAGGTCGGAGACTGGAACGGCGAAAAGACATCATTAGATCCGGTCTTCGTGGTGGATATTCGCTCCCGGAAGGGCACGGACGGCGGAGCGGAATATTGCGCCGAGATAGCAAAGGCCGTAAAAGAACTGCTGGATGGTGGCTTTGGGACCGGAGCGGAGGCCGTCTCCGTCTCGAAGATTCGGGGAGAGGTGGTGTTTGAAAAGGACCTGATGGGTTATCGCTGCCGGTTGGAAGTCTTCGGGCACATAAAAACAGCACTGAGCCTTAGCATAACATCATCTTTAGCCAGCCCACAGCCTGCAGAGAGCGATGTCGTCTTCGTGGCCGTGGCCTCGCCTGCAGAGGGGCTGGAGTACAGATTTCTGGTGCTGGGTCCAGGAACCGGTGGCCAGTGGCGGGACATGACCGGCTGGCAGAGTCGCAATTCCTTTGAGTGGAAGACCTCGGAGCAGGATA